AGAACACGCGCTTAAGCCGCGCATCTGTTTCTGCCCGGCGCAAGATACACGCCGCGCTTGTGAAGGATGGGCTTGATTTGAATGGCGACACAGGCATTCATAGGTCAATCATCAGCATTGTTCTGGAGAAAGAGGAGCAGGGGCTATGAATGAACGCCAGAATCAAATTGCCGAATGCACCAAGGATTTTTTGGTCTCTCTTCCCAGTAGCGTGAAGGGCGTCGACTTAGGCGCTATTGTCTGCACAATATTCGAGTCGTTCGATCTTGACCATGAGGAACGCGCTCACGTTTGCGAGGGCGTTTTAAACGTCATGCTTGAGGCTGATATGCGCAAGGATGAGCGCGCAGCCCAAGCCGCTGACGATGTAATTGCGCGAGCTGCCGCGAAGGCTCGCAAGTGATTTGGTCTGAGCATCTGCCGACGTTCTTAATGCAAATGTTCGGCCATCCCGTTGCTGCGGGCGATGCTCAAACCAATAGTGTGCCGGAGCCTGTCGTGGGTTGGGTTCCGGCACACCCGGATCAAGAGCCACCATTTTAGATAGGACACGCCATGCTCGTACACCTAACGCAAAAAGAGGTTGCGCAATGCAATCAGGCTGCCGCGATGCGCTGGCAATTGGCTCGCGCTTCTGGCGTTGTTAATCAGCGCCGGGACAAGGGCAGGTCTGACGCTGACTTGGATTTGTTGGGCGTCAAGGCAGAGCTTGCCGTGTCGAAGGTGTTTGATCTCGACCACATCCACGCCATAGGCGTAGATGATGGCCGAGATATTTGGCTGGATAATATTTCTGTTGACGTGAAAGCCACGTTTTACACCACAGGGCGGCTGCTGTTTAAGAAGCGCGAGGCATTCAAGGCTGACTGCTCTATTCTGGTGTGCCAGCAAGCGCCTGACCGGATGCACGTTGTGGGATACATACCCAAGACGCATTTTATGGATCAGGCTTACGAGATTGACCTTGGCCACGGCAAAGGCTGGGCAATGGATCAAGAAAACCTATTGCCACTGGAAAAATTGTGGGGCATTGCCCGCAACATAAAACTAAAGGAAAGCAAATGAACAAAATTATCATAACAAACGCGCACGCTCACGGCTTTGCATTTGCCTGCGATATGGAAACACAAGGGCAAGTCTTTATCCCAATTCACATTGCCGAGGGCTTTGACCTTGCGCCGGGCGATGAGATAGAGGCTGTTCTTGTGCCTAACTATCAAGACAAGTCAGACAAAGGCACGCCATGGCAGGCAGTGAAGTTGCAGCGCAGTAATGAAGTTTGCGAAAAAGCAATCATAGATAATTCGCAAACATTAAATAATGAAGCGCTTGATGCTGAAATGCTCACATACATTCTTGCAGGCGGGTATCATACAACGGCAGAGCTTGCCGATTACTTTGAGGTTGACCACAAGACAGCGGGCAACGCAGCCCAACGCTTGTTTAATGCTGGCAGGGTTGCCAAGGCAGACGTGTTCAATCGCGTGGGCCAGCAACGTCCGACACTGATCCTGTGGGCGGCAAGCGCTAAAACATTTATTGAGGTGGTGTGAAGCGCAACTGAAAACTTTTTTAATCTTAGCTGCGCTTTATGCTTGTGCATATATAATACATATGCGAACAATGAGGAAACGGAGGAAAACATGGAATATGATTGGGAAAAAGACGTTGAGTACGATTTCATTGAGCAAAAGATTGACATTTGGCTTCCTGATGGCGTTGCGTTGGTCGGCCTTGCGCTTGCCAATATGGAGAGTGTTGAGGGTTGCCTTATCGTCAACCCTAAATGGGTTGGCGGAGATATAGCCCAGATAGACATAATGCACGACGTTTATGGAGACGCCGAAAGAAATTACCGAGTATGTCTTGAGGCTGGCAGGAAGTATTATGATAAGCTCCAAGAAAATAAAAAGAGGGTATTGCAATGACAATCATCAAATCGGAAGACATGTCGAACGAAGAGTATCACGCTCATCATGCGTTTGGCTCAACGTCAATCAAAACCGCAGCAAATAAAAGCATTGCGCATCTATTTGGCCAAGAGCGCAAGGACAGCCCGGCATTTGCATTGGGCAGCGCGGTTCACGCTTACTTGCTTGAGCCAGAGAAAGATCTTGTTGTGCGCGGCCCTGAGACACGGCGCGGCAAGGCATGGTCCGACTTGAAAGATGAGTGCGATGCTGCTGGCAAGATATTGCTGACCGAGGCTGATTACTCTCTGGCAAACGACATGGCAGATGCTTGCATGAAAAACCGGATGGCAAATCATTTGCTGACAAACCCGGACATGCTGGCCGAGGCTTCATTCTTTGCCACTGACCCAGACATTGACATTGACCTAAAGACGCGCCCAGATGGCCTCCTGCGCAACGCAGGCATTGTACTGGACATCAAAACGACCCAAGACGCATCACCACGAGGCTTTGAGCGTTCTGTGCGTCAGTTCGGGTATGATTTGCAGGCTGCATTCTACATGCACGTCCTGAAGTTGAACGGCATTCGTGTGGAGAATTTTATCTTCATCTGTATTGAAAAGGACGCGCCCCATGTCACTGCGTGCCATGAGCTTTCGGAGATGTATTTGCGCCACGCTCACAACCGTATGCTTGCTGCATTGGTTGACATAAAGCAGGCGGTCGAAACGGAGGAATACGGCACGAAGTGGCCAGACTTAAACACTATTCACTTGCCCGCATGGATGGATAGTGAAGAGGCGTTTTAACTTATCCCAGTGCAGGGGTGCTGCACAACATTGAGAGGAGTTGCACAATGCAACACATGATTACAGAAGTCGTCGCACGTTACCCGCGTCTAAATTCCACTTACAAGTTCGATACTTACGAGAACAAGTCAGTGAAATGCGATGCGTTTGACGACGGTGCGGCATATGAGATGAGCTTCGTAATGTCCGACGAGAAGGCAAAGGAGCTGCATCGCATCTGCATGGAGGCATATTCTAACGCTGCGGCGCTAGACACAAAACGCAAGTGGCCAGAGAAGCCATCAATGCTTCCGTACAAACGCAATGACGATGGCGAAGTCGTCGGCAAGTGCAAGCTGAAAGGCGCTTACGGTGGTGACAAGACACAGCCGCCCAAGCAAGTTGATGCTCAACGCAATAAACTGCCGGACGACTTCATGCTGACCAGCGGAAGCAAGGTCAACATCGCAGTCGTTGTTGTGCCGTATAACACAGGTAGCTTGAACGGCGTGTCACTGCGTCTCAGAGCTGTGCAGGTCTTGGAGCTTGCGGAGATGCAGGGTTCGGATGATCCGTTCGATACTGTGTCTGGAGGGTTTACGTCCAGCATCACAGCTACACCAGCGGCAGCCGCGGATGATCCATTCGCAATGCCAGTGCCAACACCGTCGTCAGCACATGCTGGCCTTGACGACGAAATCCCGTTTTAAGAAAAAGTATAGCCCGGCACAAAAGTGTCGGGCTATACAATAGATACGCGAACACCCCCCTGCTTGGAGTATGATAAAATGGTAGCCGATCTAAGCCGTGAAAGCAAGTTTCCAGCCGCTCTCTGGAGCGAGTTTGGTCACAGTATCATACGCAATCTTGAGTTGAAAAAGACTGCGCAGGGTGAGTATCACGGCCCATGTCCATCATGTGCTGGCACAGACAGGTTTTGGATTAAAGAGTTCCACGGCGAGGTTATGGTTAATTGCCGCAAGTGCAATGATTATAAATCAATCAAGGATAGACTGCGCGATATGTCATTGTGGCCACAGCCCGGACATACGCCAAAGATGGAGGTGGCAAGAGTTGACATTGATTGGCCAGAGCGTGACGCCATGAGCGATCACCCGTACCTCGAAAAGAAAAAGATCAAACTGCACAACGCCAAGGTTGACGGAGACACGCTGACCATACCAATCATTGACGTGAAGGGCAGGCGCGTTGGCGCGCAGTTTATTGACGCCGACGGCAAGAAAAAGTTTTCCTACCAGCTGCCCGTGATTGGCAATTTTAGCGTCATAGGCGGACCCATTCGAGAGTTTGCATATGTTGCAGAGGGCTGGGCCACAGCTGCGACTGTGCATGAGGCCACGGGCAAGCCATGCGTGTTCGCTTTAAATGCAGGCAATATTTTAGCCGTGATTGACAACCTGCAACAAGCCAAGCCAGATGCAGAGCTGGTTATTGCAGGCGACAACGACGACGCCGGACGCAAGGAATGCGAGCGCGCATTCTCCGAGCTGGGCGTTGAATACATCCTGCCCGACATTGAGGGTTGGGATTATTCTGACGTGTGGGTGAACCAAGGCCCGGCAGCGGCCAAGAAAGCATTGACCGTGCAGAGCGTCATGGATCAAATCTTTATGCCGGACGAGGCCATCCCGCAGCTGAGCCGCAACTATCTTGTGAAGGGCTGGCTTGGCGAGGGTCAAATGTCTGTGATCTACGGCCCGTCAAATGTGGGCAAATCATTCTTTGCCCTTGATCTTGCTTGGCACATTGCCTGCGGTGAGGAGTGGAATGGCCACAAGGTTATTGGCGGCTCTGTTTTATACCTCGCAACCGAGGGCGGCATGGCATTCCACAATCGCGTGGTTGCGCTAAAGAAAAAATACCCCGAGCATAAGAATGTGAAGCTGGCTGTGCGCCCGGCTCCGGTCAACTTGCTTGACGGTGAGGTTGACATGGCTGTGCTTGAGAAACTGTGCCGCGAGGTGTCAAAGAAGCACGGTCAAGTGAAGTGCATATTTGTTGACACGCTCAGCCGATCAATGGCTGGCGGCAATGAAAACTCGCCAGAGGATATGACAAAGTTTATCGGCAATTGCGATAAGCTGCGCGAGATCACCAGCGCGCACTTGGACGTGGTTCACCACTCCGGCAAGGATAAAGCGGCTGGTGCGCGCGGCCATTCGAGTTTGCGTGCTGCGACCGATACTGAGATTGAGCTTGATTACGATGAGAACACTGGCCTGCGCACAGCCAAAGCCACGAAACAGCGCGACATGGAAACGGGCGTTATATTTCAGTTCAAGCTAAATGTCATTGAGCTTGGCGTCGATGAGGATGGTGACAGCGTGACTACTTGTACTGTTATGCAGGCCACTGAGAGCGAGATTGAAGAGGCCAACAAGCCGCGCATCAAGGGAAAGAACCAAGTCTTAATTCGCAAGGTGTTTACTCAGCTGCGAGGTGAGGGCGTCGGGCAACCAAACCCCGGAGGGGTTGGGTGGCCAGAGCCGAGAACATATTGGGTTATCTCTGAAGAGACGCTGAAAGACCACTTCATAGGCAAGGTGTCCTCAGCCGCAAATCCACGCTCAACATATAAGCAAGCTGTAGACGCGCTTATTGGCGCTGGTCACATGGTTATAAACGATGGCCATGTATGGTTCACTGATAACGAAGGCAAATGCAAAAACGTATAAGGAGGAAGACTATGGAAGATTGGATAAACTGCCCAGAATGCGATGGCGAAGGTGAGGTTGAGCGCGATGTTTGGGTCCGCCAAAGCTCAACTTGGCACGGCGACTTCGGAAGCCACATGGAAGAATGTGAAGTTTGCAGCGGCATAGGCCAGATTGACCCCTTGGAGGAAGACGAATGAAATACGACCCCGAAGCCCTCACCCGCCACGTTCTTGCTTGCGCAGAGCAAGGCATGTCGCAAATTGAAACTGCTGAATTGCTGCGCGTATCACCATCAACAATACATCGCATATGCTCAGCGGCAAACATAAAGCTAGAGAGGAAAAAGCGTGAATACGGACCAAACTCAGATTATTATAAAAAGGCTGGAGCGGAACAACAGCATAATGCTGACGGAGCAGAAGACAGCGATGAGGCCAAACTTGAAGCAGCGGCTGGAAGAGCAGCAAGCGCTTCTCGACGTACTAAAGCGCGAGATGCAAAAGACGCAGCCGAGCGATTGAGGCTCAAGCTGGAAGGCGTGACTGATAAGCATGAGCGCTTTGAGATCACATATGGCCACTGCTTATGGGAGTTTGAAACTCTCATGTATCGCCAGCGTAAACGCGATCCTCTGCCGTCTGGGCCGCGCAGGCCGACCACAATGTCCCCATCCATGCACCGTGCAGCCGATGCAAGTAAGCAACACAGCATTGAGCAAGGTAAGCGTCTGTTCTCTCTGATCCCATATGACCAGCGAGTGACGGCAGCAGAGGCCGCAGAGCTTCTGGGCGATAGTGTGCCGCGCACGTCAAGCTATCTCAAGAAAATGTGGGAGGCCAACAAGGTATATCGCGTGCGTGATTTTGTTGAAGTGCCGGGCTACACCAAACGCCAATGGCGATGGGTGTTTAGTAAGCAACCTATCCAGCCGTTGAATAATTGTTTTGATGAGGGTGAGTGATGGATGATAAAGAAGTCGAGCGCATGATAAACGCAGCGGGTCTGATTGGAGCTGTCTTTGGCTTCGTCAGCGGCGCTGGCTTAATGGCGCTGGTGGGTATTATATTTTAGTAATCGTGTGGGTGGCTTGATGTTGGCACATTCGGTAACGCGATAACCAATAAACAAGGGTTACGGTTGAGCCACCCACTCAGACTTTCTAATCAAAGCCGCACGCCGCCGCAAGATACTATTTAAAGCTGTCCAAAGTTTTTTGCATTGATTGGCTTTCGTTTAGAAACTCTGCCTCGGATACATATGTCGTAGTCTTTAGGATCTCGTCTCCTCGGCAAAAGACTACAGCATCCAGATCCACAGCGACAAAGGCGTAAACGTCCGACCTTGGGCCGCTCCCTTTAATTGTGTGGAATTTGTACCTTTGGCTTATTCCATGCGTTTTGCTGGCGCTTTTCACCTGCAATGTGAGCGTGCGTGTATCCGTCTGTATATACGCGTCGTGGTCTCTGATCTGGCACAAGGTGCAGAGATAGCCCGCAAGGGAAAGCCGGGCTAGCGCTAAATGCTCCCCGGCTCTTCCAACTGCCGCGCTGGCCTTTTGATCTTGGACCTGCACTTAGCTAACTTAGCTA